ATAACTCGTTTAGGGTCTACCTGAAGTATGACAGTGGTACCTACAAGGCTTACCTCGATGTCATCGACAGTATCCCAACGACGTTCGCCGTCACGCCGATTGCTGTCACCCCTGGCGACGATGTTGATTTCCTTATCACGTCCGACGGCACGACGGCGACGCTGAATGTGGACGCAGCATCTCAGGGCGTCACCATCAGCGGAGGCACGTTCACAGGGCTGAACGCCGCGCAGGTCGAGGCCCTCGGCACCCACAAGATCACCACCAGGGCCAAGGGCACTGCACCGGTGATGGACAACCTTCACCTGTGGGGATCCGTCGTGACCACGGCCGAGTACCAGGCCCGCACCCCGTCGGTCTCATCCTTCTACAACATCCAACCCTCCGACATCGGAGGCTTCTGCTTCTCCCCGGCCACAGGCGGCGCCACCAGGGGCAAGACGTTCGCAGTCCCAGCGCCGCCCCAGCTCGATGATTCAAAGTTGCATTTTAGTGGTTTTGGGGGCGCTATTCTGGTGCCTTTCCGCCAGGTTTTTGAGCGGTACTTTCAAACCCAAACCGAGACGGTCGCTGCACAGAAGTTCGCGTGGCGCCTCAAGGGCCAGCGCCGCTTCAGGTCGGCCTCGACTACTCTCATCGACTTCGGATCCGCGACAGAAGGGTTCTCCTACCTGGAGCTTGACGCCACAGGTATCCCGAAGTTCACCTACAACGGAGTCACTGTCACAGCAGGCAGTGCTCCCGGCGAAGATGACGACTACGACATCATCTGCGGGTGCGACGGCACCGATGTCTACATCATCCTCGATGGGGCCGCCGCTGTCACCGCCACCGCCCCCGCCTTCCCGCCGTACCTAGACTACGAGCGGATCCCGGACCTCTACATCGGCAACGATGAGGACCCGGCTCTAGAACTAGGTTACCACGGCTACCTGACGAAGGTCCAGTTCTTCGACTACGCACTGAAGGAGGACACGGCGACCACCCCATCGCCCACGTTCGATCTAGACCCCTCTGCGACCTACCTGCGGGACTCATCGAAGAACCGCATCGCTGTGGCAGCGATCACCCACGCGGGTACTGAGGGCCACCCAGGGTACGCTCTAGGGCCGCTCACCGATCAGGACTTCATCGGCGTCGAGTCGGACATCGTGTTCGGGCCGGGCGCTCTCGGCTACACCGGGATCTACAAGGAGTCCATCGGCACCGACCTTAGTAGCATCCGTGTCGGCGACCGGGCATTCGTCCATAGTGGCAACTCGGTCCATGTGCTCAACTCAGAGCTTTCCCAGGTCCGCCCCCTCGGCCTCCCTGAACCCGAAGCCGATGTCAGTGTCCAGAGCCTATCGTCAGGAGCCCTAGACGGCGCCTACGATTATGGCTACCGCTGGGTCAGTCAGGACGGAACACGCGGCCCGATCAAACGGCTCAAGCCCGTCAAGGCAACGGGCGCAGCATCAGTGCTCATCGGCGCCGGCGACTCTGAGGGCCAAGAGGAGCGCCGCGAACTCGGCGAATCCTACGGCCTAGCGCCATCAGGCTCGATCTCGCCGTTCTCCATGACGGACAGCACTGATGGTATCGCCACCACCGACAGCGACGGTAACACCATCGAGACCTACCTCCGGTTCCCTGACTTCACGGAACTCGAGGAGTCGATTTTCGACCGGGGAGCAACGGCCAACTTCTCCGACGAGCCAACGCTCTGCATCGAACCCGACACGCCCATCGACCTAGATCCGAACTCGGACTGGACGATGCAGCTCGCGTTCCGGTATAAGGCATCAGGGGAAGGCACCTACAACAACCAGGGCCTCCTCGCAATCGGCCACGAAGACCCAGGGCCAACGACCCGTTCGTTCATGGTCTACCTGGATGCCGATAGCACCTACGGTGGTGAGTCCGGCGGTCCTCCCCGCCTCGTTGTCGCCAGGTCGTTGGGGCTCAAGGACAGCCGCTACCGCTACCTGATCTTCAACGAATCTAGTGAGGAAGGCAGCGACGACGGGTTCTGGGACGCTGACGACGACTACAACCTCGTTGCAGTGCGGGATGGCGACGACCTCCGCATCCACATCCACAACTACACGGATAGCACCTGGAAGCACTTTACGGGTGGTGCCCTAGTCGGCTTCTTCGCCAGCTACGACTTCCCGCAGAAGAAGATCGACTTCAGAGCCACCAACGTAGCGTTCCGCAAGACAGGCTCGTCAGGGAACCACTACGAGGGCATCGCCGACCTGCCAACCGCTGACTCCGGTACGAACTACACCGACGCAGCAGGCGCCGCCGGCACCCACGGCTACCGCGACTACGGCACCGGTGTCGGCTCCAGAAGTGCCAACCGCCTCGGCTGGATGGCTAACGATAGCCACTTCTACCACACCCGTGCATGGTCGCGGTCGTGGTCCCAGACAACCATCGTCTACGAGTCCGAGAAACGCTTTGTGGCCGTCAACGGCGCGATGGATGACCTCATCAAGAGTGATGTAGGCTTCTTCTCAGAGGACCCGTCGCTCAACCCCAACAAGTTCTACGACCGTGTTTCAGGGCAATACTGGCGCTGCTACAAGGGCGACACCGCCGACTCGGGGGTGAAGAACCCGACCTCGGGCTCCATGACCCAGATCAAGGGTTCGCCCACCGAGTTCACCGGCGTCCTCATTACCGACGCCGCCGAGACCGCTGAAGCCGACGCCCAGTACCGCATCTACACATCCAGTCTCGGCGACGGCTCGATTGTAGTTACAACGGGCGATGCCTCCTACGTCCTCCCCAACCGCCAATGGGACGGCACCGCTAGTGCCTCCTATGTCAAGCCCCTCGCCGACGCCAACATCGACCCGCAGCAGTTCAACTGGTTCACGACCACAGTTGTACTCACGGACACCGCGAGCGACACCGATCTCGATGTGCTCGACCTCGACATCAACGGCAACCGGATCTTCGACGCCCCGCTCGGCACGAACGATACCCCCATCGCCACGAGCACTAGCAACATCAAGGTCTACCTTGGTGGCGCCTTCGCCTCCAACGCCGGCAACACCCACATCGGAGAGTTCCGGTGGTGGTCGAAGAACCGCTACGACGACGCATCAGAGTATTACGACTACCTAACCGGTCGCGTTAAGGGCTCTGAGTGGTCCGACCTCTACTTCTACGCCACCTTTGAGCCGGCCGACGAAGTGACGGCCGCGACCTACAACCACCGTGGTTCGTTGTCGTCGGACCTCCTAACCCTCGTCAACAGCGCATCCATCGTTGACACCCGGACCTCCAACAGTTCGGGCGGCGCAACCGACCCGGCCCCGGCCATTGGAATCCCCGATCCGCCCTACGAGTACATCACGGCTGTAGAGCTATTCCGAACCGCCGCCTACACCATCACTGACCCTGATGACGATGGTGAGGTACAGAAGGCGCTTCAGTTAGTGCGAGGGCTCCCGCTCTACAAGCTCGCCCGCATCCCTGCCGGCGACTCCTCCTACGTTGATGTCTCGCCCGACGACGCGCTAGGTGCCGAATCCCCTCAAGCCGGAACCGGCCAAATCCCTGACGCCCCCAACGGCATCGGCATCTGGCAGAACCAGCTTCTCACTTGGCGCGGCAACGAGCTGCACTTCGCCGAGCCATCCGTGTTCGGCTGGGAGTCGTTCCCGTCGTGGCTCACCTACCCAGTGCCCGTCCCGCAATCAGGGTCGGACATCCTCGCCGCTGTCGAAGTGGCGGACAACCTCCTGGTCTGCGGGCGCAACTGGGCGGCCCTCCTCGTCGGCTCGCCATCGAACCCCCGCGTCATCGACCTCGGCTCCGGCTCTGGTGTGCAGGCCGCCGATTGCCTCGTCACTCAGGGCGGCCTCGCGTTTGGCCTCGGCACCAAGAAGCTGTGGGCCTACAAGGAAGGCGAACTCGACGCATCATTCAGTATGCCCGTCCACGAGATGCTCCCCACCAACGGGCGGCTTGCGGTCTCAGGGCAACTTTCCTCGCTGTTCGTCATCGACCAGGACTCGGACCAGGTACTGCGCTTCCACCTCCCGACCGGTGCATGGTCGATTGAGGAGCGCGACGCACAAGATGTGGGCGACTACGGCGCAACGACCGCCTGGGTCCACACCTCCGGCTCGTACTCCACCGAGTCAGCCGATGTCTACGCCGACGATGTTACGACCTCGACGGCAACCAACTCGGTCGGCACTATCGCGACCACCTCAACGATCAACATGGCGTCCGACCCCAATGCGCCAGTCAACTCCCGAGTCCTTGTCGTTGACGGCACAGGGCTCGGCGTCTTAACCCGCGTGGTGAGCTTCACCTAACATCATGGTCTACAAACTAGACGGTACCGAATCAGCCTCCGGCACCACGCCGGCGGACGCTGACCTCATTCCATTTTTCGACGATAGTGCATCAGGCACCGGCCCGACGGACAAGATCGCCGACTGCTCTATGCTGCAACTTGCCGATTACGTTGCAGCCTCAGCAGGGTTGGCCGGTAATAACAACCTGGCTGCCTCCGACGACCCCGACGCCAACGACGACACCGGCAGCGGCTATGAAGTAGGCTCCCTCTGGTACAACCAGACCTCCAACGCCTTGTTTGTGGCCGAGGATGTCTCAGCGGCCGCCGCAGTCTGGACCAATGTTAGCGCCTCCGTCACCGAGAAGACTCTCGAGGACCTCTGGGCCGCAGCCGCAACTCCCATCCTCGCAACGGGCGACAAGTTCCCGTTCGCCGATGTCAGTGGCACCGACACCATCGGCACCGCAACCGCCCCCGACATCTGTAGCACCGGTGGCGCACTCCTCAAGGACGGCACGACCGACCTGACCGGCGACCTCGTTATCAACGAGCGGGCCGACCACGCCGACACGCCGACCGCAGGTAAGGGTCAGGTCTGGGTTCGCAATGACACCCCGAACGTCCTAGTTTACACCGACGACGCCGGCACCGATACAGTGCTTGGCGCGGGAACCGGAGATGCCTGGAGCGACCAGGTTGACTCGGACATTATCCCCGGTACAACGAACACCTACGACCTGGGCTCGGCAGCAGCGAGGTTCGCTGAGTGTCATGTCACAACCCTAGATGTCAACGGCAACATCACCCTTCTAGGTACTCTAGATGGCCGCGATGTCGCAACAGACGGAGCGAAGCTTGACTCCATCACACCGACCTCCAAGTACGAGACGGTCATTGCTTCCGACTTCCCTGACGCTACCGACGATAGTCTCGGAGTGTTCGCCCTCTGGATCCACACCACCGACGGGCGGGCCTGGATCTGTGTCGATGACACCGCTTCTAATGCTGTATGGCTAGAGCTTGCCACAGGAGCGGGCGATGCATGGGGCGACGTTGTTAACGCCGTCATCACCCCCGACGCTGACGGTACCCGTGACCTCGCAACCGACGCAACCCGCTTTGCTACGGCCTATGTTGATGATGTACATGTTACGGCTGGCGTACTTGTAACGGAGGCTTCAGATCACTCCAACACCCCGGCCGCTGGCAAAGGCGAGTTCTGGGTTAAGAACAATGCACCGTGTACGCCGAACTTCACGGACGATGCGGGCAACGACTATGTACTGCACGATGGTCCAGGGTCCACCTATACCTGGGTCGTACCGTTCCAGATGGACTCCACCCAGGTAACTTACACTAACTACATCAACGCAGGGGTAATCCCTTACGACGGGGATATCACCGAAATCCTATGGGCATCTGCCAAGACCATCGGTGCAGACGGCACTAACTACTGGGATATCATGCCCCAGATTGCCGTAGTCGGTACCGACCGTGATCTACTCGCTAGTGCTTACAGTGCCACCGCTGCTATTGATATAGATGATGACGCGCTTAACTTAGGGGCTATCCACGGAACCCCCGGAGTGACTAAGGGTGAGAAACTGAAGATCACCTTCACGGCTAACGGTACACCACCT